TTGATTATGAACAAGTGGCAAGGCGTGTTGCTAGAAAACTTAAATATAAAGTTAGCAAGGTTATTAACCTTATAGGGCAACAATCAAATGAAATATATAATGGAACTACAAAAGCAAGTGGTTTGGTTGGAGCTGGTGACCAAGGCATTATGTTTGGTTATGCTACCAATGAAACTGAAAGTTATTTGCCTTATGCTTTTGATTTGGCAAACAAAATTATAAAAGCCATTGAGGATGATGTTGAACACAACCCTAACACTATTTTAAAGGGTGATGCAAAAACACAAGTTACAACAGACCTAGACCAAAGGCAAGATATTGGTGCTATTCACAAGATTTTAGTTAGTGTATGCCACCAAAAGCGTGTTTCCTTGGTGAAAGTTCGCAATTACATAAAAGACCTATTACAACCCCTTTTAAATGGGTTTAATGGCAAGTTGGTTATAAACCCTGCCGGATTATGGACTATTGGTGGTCCAACAGCAGATTGTGGGCTTACAGGTAGAAAAATAGTTTGCGACCAATATGGTGGTTATTGTGCAGTAGGTGGCGGTGCCTTTTCTGGTAAAGACCCAAGCAAGGTTGATCGTAGTGCTGCCTATATGGCAAGACACATTGCTGTTGATGTTATTAAAAGGTTTACAGGTGTTAAAACATGTGAGGTGCAACTTGCTTATGCAATAGGACAAGCTGACCCAATGAGTATTAGGGTTATAACCGATGGCATTGATGCTCCAGATTATATTTATAGGCATGTTAAAAACTATTTTAAACTAACACCTAGTGGCATGATCGATGAACTTGGCTTGCTTGGTTGGGATTATGAAAAGGTTGCCGAGGGTTGCCATTTTAGAGAAAACATTAATTGGTAATTCTATTCAAACATTATTGAGGTGGAGGTTTAGTTATGGTTCGTAGGCGCATAAACATGGAAAAGCAACTATTTAAAGAGGGTGAAACTATTTATACAACCCATGATGGCGAGGTTATACCATTTTATGTAACTGCAACAGCAATTAGAACAACCCAAAAGGGTGTTAAAATTAGGGATTACTATTGCAATTGTAAGAAACATAACATGCCACTACCATCACATAAAGGCAATAATGGGCGTGATAGAATTAGGCAGAACCACAACCTATTTAAGACACCGGAACAAGCCCAAAAGTATTTAGTTAAGCAACAAAGAATTAACAAATTGCCAAAGCCGGCAAAATGTTCCAATAAGGATAATTAATATATTATTTTATTATTTATTAATTATATATAAATATTATAATAGGGGTAGGTATGACAAAGTTAGATAAAAAAGTGGATGAAATCATGGCAATGTTGCCCAGCTTTAATAAAATGCTTTATATTGGCTCAATGCCTGTGCCTGGTAAGTTTGTGCTTAAAAGCAAATTGGTTGATATTGAAATAATAGAATTTCACAAAGGAACCAAAACAACATATAAAATGCTAGATGGCACAAGATACACAAGCATGGTATATAATGAAAAGCATTATAAAGAAGAATTAAGGGCAATTAGGCATAGAATCTATAAAGATATAGAGAAATATTTAAAAAATAAGCAAAAAGTTGGTTAATAAGCCAACTTTTTTATTAAATTAAGCAAGATATACACACAAGCGTGGATAACTTGTTGAAAAGTTAACACAAAGTTGTTAATTTTACTAAAAACTTAACACTAAAATTGAAAAAACTGCACAAATTGCACACTTTTAGCAGAAATTAGCAGAAATTAGCACCTTTTATTCACTTGTAACACTTGGAATAATGTGTTATAGTATAATAGCGAAATAATACATAAAAGCATCCATTTGGGGTGCTTTTTGTGTTTTTAAGGAGTTGTAAGGTAGTGTTTAACACCCATCACTAACTTACAGGGCAAAACCGGATACCAACAAACGCATTGTGGTTTTGGTGGGATTTTAGCGTTGGTAAATATTTTATATTAAAGGAGTTTATTATGGAAAATGTAAACAATGAATCACAAGTTGTAAAAATTAAACCAGAGGAAATCGAAACATTACCAGAACTTGGTTTTGTTGATGAAGATGACACAATGGTATTAGATACAGAAACCGGAGCAGTAGGTGTTGACAAAGAAACAGGTGTTGTTGCAGTTGTTAGCGATGGTGTAAGTATTGAAGAACTTGCTGTTGTTAGTGAATTAGTTGCTAGTGGCATTGCTGAAACTGTTAGTGCAGATGGTGTTGATGCAGAAACAGTGAAAGATGAAATGCAAGGCAATTCTAATGGTGATAATAATTTAGAGGAGTAAAAGTTGTTTAATATTATATATAAATAATATATTATATTAATATTTATTATTTTTTTTATTATTTATTATTATATATATTATATAATATAATAAAGAGCAATTAAGTGTTGTGCATGGAAAATAAACAACAAGTAAACTTAACACCAAAACAATTAAGATTCTGCCTAGAATATTTAAAGGATTTCAATGGAACACAAGCTGCAATTAGAGCTGGTTATAGTAAAAAAACAGCCAATGAGCAAGCATCAAGGTTGTTAGCCAATGTTAATATTCAAAATCAAATAAAGGAAAACAACCAAAAGGTCGAAAAATCCAACATTATGGATATACAAGAAATCCAAGAAAGGTTGACAAACATGGCACGTGGTGATCTACAAGAAGAGGTTATTGTAGTGACCGGTGATGGTGATGGTTATAGTAGCGCCCAGGTTATGAAAAAACAAATTGGTGCAAAGGACCAAGCCAAGGCATTAGAACTATTGGGCAAAGCAAATGGCTTGTTTATTGATAAAGTGCAAAACATGAGCCCACCACAAATAGTTGATGATATTCCACCCAATGAGGTAGATTAGTGCTGGTCGCACAACCACAAGTTCAAGTTAGATTAAGCAAGGTTTTAGCCCCTGCTTTTTTTAATGTTCACAACTATATAAAAAATGGGACTTATAGTGACTACTATTTTAAGGGTGGGCGTGGTTCATGTAAGTCCTCAACACCAAGTATTGAAATAATACATGGTATGATGGCAGACCCTAATGCCAATGCAATGTGTGTTATGAAAGTTGGCACAAGCATTGAAACCGGTGTGTTTAACCAAATACAATGGGCTATTGATACATTAGAGGTTACTGCTTATTGGAAATCAAACAAGAACAACCACTCTTTCACTTATATCCCAACAGGGCAAAGGATTTATTGTAGGGGTTGTGATGATGCAAGTAAATTCAAGTCAGTAAAATTGGTGCGTGGTTATTTCAAATACCAATGGTTTGAAGAATTAGATGCTTTTGATGGCATAGCTGAAATAAGAAAGGTGCAACAATCCTTAACTCGTGCCGGCTTAACAAAAGCCATAAGGTTTTATTCTTACAACCCACCAAAAACCATCGACCATTGGGTTAATAGGTTTATATTGGACTTGCAAAAAGACATCAACGATGGCAAGGTTACAAATGCCATTGTGCATCATAGCACCTACTTAACTGTTCCAAAAGAGTGGTTAGGTCAACAATTCATAGATGATGCTGAACAACTTAAAAGAACCAAACCAAAAGAGTATGAGCATGAATATTTGGGCGAAATCACAGGCACAGGTGGTCAAGTATTTGCTAATGTTCAATCATTAAATATAACACAAGAAAAGTTAGACACATTTGGTTATATTTATAGAGGTCTGGATTGGGGCTTTGCAGTTGACCCAACAACAATGCAAGCTGTTTATTATGATAGGGCTAAAAAAGATTTGTATATTTATGATGAGATATACGATTATCAAATAACCTATGATATGTTGGCAACCAAAATAAAACAACACAACCCCAACAATATGCTTGTTAGGGCAGATTCTGCTGAACCTAGGAGCAATAGTGAAATGCAACAAAGGGGCATTAACATTTATGGGGTTAAAAAAGGTCCTGGTAGTGTAGAACATGGCATTAAGTGGCTACAATCACTTAACCATATTTATATTGACCAGCTTAAATGCCCAAATGCTTATAGAGAGTTTATTGGCTATGAATATGAGCAAACAAAGGATGGCAACTTTAAAAGTAGTTATCCAGACAAAAACAACCACGCCATTGATGCTGTGCGCTATGCACTAGAAGATATAATTTTAAGTGGTGCAGGTGGTAAAATTAATGTAGTAAGGTAAAGGAGTATATTATGCTTAATGATTTAAGTTTTCTTAACACCGGCAAATTGTTTCCACCGGTAGATGAAACTGAACGCTTGCAAAACTATGAAGATAATTTGTTATTGTTTAAAGATAGCACCTACCTAGTAAGCAAAAAGAACTTTAAAGATGCTGCTAGTAGGGTTGTGCGAAT